CTAAAGGACATATAGATTTAGTTGCTGGGCATTATTCTCCTACTAATATGGCTGGTGAGATAAGATTTTGGACTGGTGCAAATGGAAATCAGCAAAGATTAGGAATATCTGATACTGGGGTTTTTGATTTTAAAACTAACGCTCTTACTAACTGGAATACTTTACAATCTCAAGGAGTTTTATACATAGATAATGGTGGTTATATAGATGCGAGAGGTAGTGGTAATTTAACATTTAGAACTACTGATTCTGTCACCAGTAGAATGGTTATTAATAATAATGGTAAAGTCGGGATAGGGACTACAGTAACACCATCTACATCTAGTACATTAACTGTGTGGGGACAGCTTCAAACAGATGATTGGATTCGTGGATATGAAAATGCCTCGGCTCATACTTATGAACGATATTGGATGCACTTTAGCTCAGGGAATCCTGAATATAGAACTGGTGGAAATGACAAAAGACATTTATTCCGAAATTATAGTGGCACAACTATGCTTTCTGTTGGTGGCTCTAATAGTAGGGTAGGCATTGGAACTGAGGCTCCTGACCAACTTTTAGAATTAAAAGCACCAAGTAATGGAGATACTGCTATACATCTTCATTCTGGTGCATCAACTTGGATAGACTTAAACCGAAGTGCAACTGGTCAAACAGCAGAGATTAAATATTCTACTAATCATAGTCCAACTTTCTTTACTGGTCTTTCTAATACAAATGCTGGTTTTGGAACAAAATATTTTATTGGTAATAAGTCAGGAATGGCTGGAGCGTCTCCTAACTCATTCTTTGTAATAGAGACAAATGGTAATACTGGAATTGGGGCTGATAGTCCAGCATCTAGGTTAGATGTTTTGGATACTATGAGAATTCATGGTGATTCACCATGGTTTGCAATGTATGCTGGGAATAATTCTACTCGATATAATGAATTTAAAGTAAATGGGGATGGTAGTACTTCTCTTAAAACATCTGGTTCTTATAATTTAAGATTTGGTACGAGTGACAATGATAGAATAATAATTGAATCTGGTGGTAATGTTAACATAGGTACAGATGGCACAACAAATAGTGCTAGAGGAATACTAGATGTAAGAGCAAGTGGCAATAATCAAGGATTTTATGCTTGGGCTGGTGGTGTAGGATTACCAACTGATATTGCACATTCAAGTGGTGCTGGTACATTTGATATACAAGTAGTGAATTATAGACTAGGTAAATCTGGTCATGGTGATATAAGTATTTATCCAAAATATTCTGGAAATGATTTAAAGTTAGGAACAGATACTCATAAAGGAGCGATACAAATAGAGGATACAACTGGGACAGTCATGTTTAAGAATGTTTCTTCAGACCCAGCAGAGGTAGATGGATATTCTCATATTTATGCAAAAGATGTTTCATCTAGCTCAGAAATGTTTGTACAAGACCAAGCTGGTAATGTAACACAGATTTCACCTCACGATGAAAATGGTGAGTGGGTATACAACTCAAAAAATATTAAAACAAGGATTCGTAAAAGAATACGAATGGAAAAATTAATTAGAAAACTTGAGGAGCATTTTGGTGAAGAATTCATTGAAGAGTTTCTTGAACCAGCATAGCGGTTGATGGTTGTCTGCTTTTAAAAAACAACTTAAATTTGAACTTAAATAATGGAGAATAATCATGGCTGATAAATTCACAAAAAAAGCAGTATCCGCTCCATCAGAACCTGCTCCGGCAGCTGATGCATGGAAAGATGCTATGGTTGAAAAAGAACATCAACCAGCTAAACAAAAAAGTGAAGTTTCTTATAGAACGCTAGAAAATAGTTTAGCGTCTATTGAGCAACAAATTAAGTCTTTGGGTGAAGAAAAAGCTTACGTTCAGGCAGAAATGGCTGAAGTGAAGAAAGCTGCTCAAGGATAATAACAAGATAAAAGGAGACTACTATGTCAAAGAAAAATGGCACAGATGAGCAACCTCAAGCACCTGCACCTGTTAATTTAGATGAACAGATGAAGGCTATTGAAGGTCAAATCGCTGAACTTCGTGGTATTCATAGCTATCTAAACTCTTTAAAAGAGGGAGGGTTTGATTTAATTCCACCTGCTAAAGATGGCGAAGAAGCACAAGCTCAGGGGTAGCTCTAAAAAGAAAGGAGGGGTAGTGATAAAATATGCTACCAAAAGCACAAACACTACTCCTCTAGTAAAATGGAGCTTATTCTTACTCATAGTTAGTTTCGTAAGTTCCTGCGGTAATGGATGGACAATAGGAGGATTAGAAGTAAGTCCTTCTGATTCCGTAGAGGTAAATTATCTTATAATAACAGACCAAGATAGTGTTCAGCATTATTATAAACCTTCTATTGGCGATGGCATATTAGTAGGTGATAATTATTGCTATAAACATAGTATCTGGGAAGATGTAAGAAAGACAAGTGAGTGAAAAACCGAAGACAGCACGCAGTTACAGGGCGGGAGTTATTGATGATAATTTTTCCCTCCATATTAATATCAAGTGGCTTGTCCAGTTGTTTGTGGCTATCGCTGGTGTTATTTATGGATACCTACAGATTGCAAATCGCATTGCAGAGCTTGAGCGAGGAATGGAACTTGCTTCTACCAGCATTGAAGAACTTGTCAATAAGCATATGATTGAAGAACAGAAAACAAGAGCAGAGATGGAAGAACGTATATCCTTCTTTGAAAAAGAATTAAACTTAAACCCATTTAGTTGGAAGAGGAAAAAGAAATAGTGGATTTTTTAGCAGTATATGGCGAAGCAGGAATGATTGGTGTAGTTGGTGCAATGTGTGTTTATCTTGTAGTTTCATTAACTAATAAATCTAATAAGCAACAAGGAACTCTTGAGCAATTAAAAGTTGAAAATGCTGCTCAATCAGAAACTCTTGAAAATATGGAAGGAATGATTATAAAGCTTATAAACAGATGGAACAAGAGTGATGATAAGTTAGACAGAAAGTTTGATGGCTTAACAAAAGAAATTAATGATTTAGATAATCAAGTATCTGAAATAAAAGGAAGCTTGAGTAGGGTTAATGGTAAACATGGATAGTTTAAGAACAAGCAGTTTTAGCATTGCACATGGTTTCATATATTGGCTTGATGTAATACCTGCTATACTTATGTGCATTATGCTCTGCTTCAATATTTATTATTTGTATATTAAAACCAAGAAAATAAAGGAGTCGTAATGGACATTTCACAATTCTTAATAGACAACTGGGAGTATGTAGCTATTGCTATACTTCTGCTAGATAAAGCAGTGGCACTTTCTCCAATGAAACAAGATGACTTAATATGGTCTTCTGTAAAAGGTGCAATAGTAAAACTAGCAGGAAAGGAAGATAAATAATGTTAAAATCATATAAAATGCTTGGTAAATTTATTAACAGGCAAAAGGATAATTTAGGTATTGCTAAAGCAGTTTTAGATTTTGCTGAGTTTGCGGCTAAACTAACTCCTTCTAAAAAAGATGATAAGTTTGTTGAAGACTTGAAGAAATTTATTGGTAAAGCTGATAAATCAGTCTCTAAGGCATCTAAAGTAAAAAAAGAAGTTGATGATGTTATCGCAGAAGTCAAGAAGAAGTAATGACATCTAATGCCAAAACAATCTCTAAAAATAGGAAGCTTTCATAGCGGTCTAAATACAAAAGCTGATGCTAGAGATATAAAGGATGAAGAATTAGCTCTTTCCGATAATGTATCTATAGACAAAGTAGGTAAAATAGTTATGGCAGGAAATTCTCCTGAAATATCTGGGACTGCATTACCTACAAATGATACTTTAGCAGGTCTTACTAAGGGATATGGACTCTTTAGATTTAGTTCAGATTATAAAGCTGATGGAACTCATGGTCAAACAGATTATATAATAGTTTGGGATGATACAGAGGGTAAATTTTATTGGTCTGCTGATGGTGCTACATTCGCAGAGGCTATTGATTTATCTAGTACTTGGGGTTCAGAAGATAATTTAGTCCCTATTTTTTATTATGTAGATGGTGCTTTAAGAATTATAGATTCTAGTTTCCATGTAGACAGTAGCAATAATGTTAATCCATCGATTTGGTTTGGAGTTGTAGATAGACTTTTATTCCCAGATGCTACTCACCCTGGTCCAAGTGCAACCCCAGAGACCCCTAATGATTTTTTATTCTCTGGTTGGAAAAAAGGTTTTTCTGAATTAAAAACACCTACCGCAGGTAAAGTATCAACTACTATTCCAGCCGATACAGCTGCTCTTGAAACTGATTCTGTTTATTGGCACGTCAGGAATTTGAGACTTGATACTACAGAATTATATGATTTTAATGTTACTACTTCTGGTAATGGCACGACAATTTTTTCTTCAGTCCATAGTAACCCTATAAGAAATGCAGGTAGTGGCACTTATTCCGCTGGTCAATCATTATATACATTAACAGAGGGATATGCTGGTACAAATGATGAAAACTGGCAAACAGTTGGATATAGACAAAGTGGGTATAAAGGAGAAACATATCATATGTTTGGTATTGCTCTTCGAAATGAAAATGATGACCATACCAAAGAACAAAAATGGACTCTTGGGACTGAATTTACCAATACCTCACATAGGTTTGAATCTGGGAAATCTCTGTATTTAGCAGTTAGGATTGAAGACCAAACTCAGAGAAATATGTGGCTTGGGACTCATATTGACTATGATGATGATGTGGATGCTTATGCAAAAGTAAATATTATTAGTGCTGAATTAGAATTTCAAGATACAGATGCTGATTGTAAAATTAGCTTTCAGATAGATTCAACAAAGTTTACAGATATAACTACTCCTATTGGTCAATGGCATATTCTTGAATTTCCATATGATGACCATTATAATTTATCTCAAGGTGACGCAATTTTTTTAATTACTAAATATGAACTAAGAGTTACATATGCAATAGAAACAAAAAGTGTTGAATATACAAACGCTGCTCATGATAGTTGGTTTGGACAACCATTTCTATCAATTTCTGATTTAAGATTTGGAGAATCTAGTTTAGTAGGTGTAGATACTGTTGGAAGACATAAATTCTTTATGAGTCATACATATGATGATAAGGAAAATGAAAGTAGACTACTTGATTTAGGAGAAATTGAATTAGCAAGAACAACTTCAGAATACCAAATTGGTATTACTGGCTATCATAAAGAACCTAGTGCTTCGTTTAATCCTAGAATTACTGGTTCAAATCTTTATATAGAAGATGAAGGTATTCCATACAGAATTGCTGAATTAAGATATTTAAGAGGGTTAAGAGGCTCTTGGGAACACGAATTTCCATCATCTAGTAGATTTAGTATATTTGATACAACTAACGCTAAGAGTAATACGGTTAAAAATAATGGACTTCCTTTATTAGAAAGTTATGAGGCTATGAATGGATATACCCCTGAAATAGAATCAATTACGGCTGATTTTAAAACATCTACATTGTTGAATAGAAGGGTCTATGCTGGAAATGTAAAACAAAATAGTAAGACTCACGGTGATAGAATGATAAAGACTGTCACTAATAATTTTGATTCATTTCCATCTGTTGGTAGAGAAATTGATGTTGTTATAAATGATGGAGATGAAATTGTAGCATTAGAAACATATGCTGATAGGATACTTCAATTTAAGAAGAATACTATGTATTTAATTAACGCAACTAAATCAAGTGAATATTTAGAAGATACCTATCAAGGCAAGGGCATTGCAACTGATATGGCTGTTTGCAAGACAGATATGGGTCTAGCATGGGCAAATGAGAATGGTTGTTATTTTTATGATGGTCAAAAAGTTCACAATATATCCGATGGATTAATAGATGATGCTGAATGGGCTACTCATATAGGAGCAGATACAGATGTTATGTATTCTCCTTTACATAATAAGATTTTAGTTAGTGGAGGCACAAATGGTGTAGATGTATTTGAATTTTCTTTACAAACTAAAGGATGGTCTAAGGCAACAGGAAAAATTGAAGCAACTAAAACAAATTCTATATTGGATATAGATGATAAAATAAAATATATGACATCTACTAAGATATATAATTGGTTAGATACTTCCTCAGAAGGATTTATTCGTATTCTAACTAAAGACTTTGATTTTGGGAATCCTGCTCAAAGAAAGAAATGTTTTAAGTTTTATGTGACATATAAATCAGCTGCAGCCTCAAATACTTTGGTTTATTTTGGGATGAATGGAGAAACATTAACTGCTAATTCTCCAGGGGGTGCTATGAAAGATAACTCTAAGTTTGCTGGAACAAATGATGTTGCATATAGTACAACAACTGGTTTAGCTACTACTAGCGGAGAATGGAAACAAGTAGAGTTAAAACCAGCAACTTCTATTAATAATAAGTATTCTGTCCAGTTACATTTTATTACTAAGGCATCTTCAACCACTCCATCTAGTTTTGAGATTAATGATATAACAATAATTTATAGACCAAAACCACTTAAATAATGTCTAAGAGAAGTCAAAGAAGAGCTAGACATCAAAATGCAAGTCAAACAGGTATAGGAAGAGGTAATTTAGGTTCTTCTGATGGAAGAGTAGGCTCTCAAGAATTTAGAACTATAGCAGGTAAAGGTCTAGTCCATATGGTCAAAACTGAGACTGGATGGAAAGAAATGTCTAGTAGTCTTAGAGATACTACTAAAGGAAATACAACTGCTGATATAGTGGCTGATTTAGTATCAACTCCTATTGTAACTACATCAGGGGGAACTGGTACAGGGACTGGTACAAATGAGCATAATTTACTAGAAGGCTTAACTTCGGCAGACGACCACACTCAATATGTTCATAACACGACTGTGAGAACTATAAGTGCTAATCATAATTTTACAGGGAATCCAACATTTACAACTGGCACATTTACTGCTCCAGATATAAATGGAGGCACAATAGATGGAAGTACTATAGGTACTTCTGCTATAACAACTTCTAATATAACAGTAGGCACTGGCAAAACATTAGATGTTCAAAATGGAACTTTAACATTAACAGATAACCAAATAAGTGGAGATAAAGTAGAAGGAGGGACAATAGCCGCTACTACTATTACTGCATTAACAACTGCAGGTATAACTGCTACTGCTGATATTGATATAGGAACTTTTGATTTAAGAGCTAATACACTTACTTCTGATATAGCAGATGGGACTTCTCCTCTTAATATAACTTCTACAACTAAAGTAACTAATTTAAATGCTGATTTGTGGGATGGGTATCAATTTAGTGACTATCTCAACCAAGCAGTTAAAACAACTTCTACTCCTACATTTTCCTCAATAACAACTCCAACTATATTATCAACTGGTGATATTACACTTAATCCAACAGGTAACGATGTATTACCAAATGCCACTGTAGATGTTGATTTAGGTGATTATAATAAAATGTGGAAAAGTTTATACGCTGCTGAGCTTATTGTAGAAACATTAGTAGCTCAAGATGTGATGGCTACTATTGGTGGTAGAATTATGGTAGCTCCAACTACTAAGTTAATTGGAGATTTGCAAGATGATGATACTACAATAGATGTAGAACATAATAATATTAAAAATAAATATGTTATGTTAAAAACTGCTCCTGAAGGCGTTGCTCAAGTAGAGGTTATAAAAATAGAGAATAGTAATCCTAGTGCAATTACAGGTGGATATAGATATAATATACAAAATAGAAATTTAGATAATACAGTTGCTAATGAGTGGCAAGAGGGAGATGCAGTATGTTCGTTAGGAGGTTCAGCTGGCGAAGGCTTTATAGATTTAACGAGTACATCTACTGTTCTTGGTCACTCAGGTCCGACTATGGCTATATATTCTAGAACCGCAGCTACAAATTGGAATGATTTAAAACCCACTGTTGCAGTTGGGCAATTGTCTAGTTTTGTTGATTATTCTAGTAGTGACAAGTTTGGAATCGCTATTGGAAATGATATTACATTAACTCCCACAACTTCATTTAAAGGGCTAACTGCTGACAACACTAATGGCTTAAGAATGTTTAATACTCCTATTGAATTATATAATAGTACTGAAAAAAGAGTGAAAATAACATCTGCAGGAACTGTGAAGATGGGAGAACATTTAGATAATACTGCGGGTAGTTCAGAAAGTGCAAAATTCCATTGGGATGGTGCTGATTTAACTTTAACTGGTGCAATTACCGCTGATACAGGATATATAGGGGGAACAACAGGGTGGACAATAGCTTCTAAAAAACTATTTAGTTTACATAATAGTCAATATATAGGACTCGTACAACAAGGTTCTGCTCATTCAGATGTTGGGAGTCTTAGTGCTTTTTACGCTGGTGCTACAGCTGATACAGGTGAAAATGCAAAAATATCGTTTGGAGGAGATGGTAAAATACGAGGCAATGGTATATATAGAAAAGCTAGTGTTGATTATCTTATAACGGCTTCAAGAATATTTGGTAATGGTAGTGATGGTGCTTTATCAACGAGTGGAACTACAAATTTAACTAGAGATATGTATTATACATCTATTATTGTTTCGAATGGTCAAACTTTATATATAAATACAAATGGATGGAGAGTATTTATTAGAGATAGCCTTTTACTTATAGGTTCAGGCAAAGTATATTTTAGAAATAATGGAAGCGTTGGTGCTAATGGTGGAACAGCTGGTTCTCCTGTAAATCCAGGTGCAGGTGGAAGTGGGTCTGGGGCAGGAGGAAAGGAAGGTAGTTTAAGAGGTGGAATTCAAGGTGGGAATGGTGGTGAAGGTGGAGAAGGTGGAGCAGGTAATAGCGTAGCTAGTAATGGTATAGCTGGTGCTGATGTTCCTGCTGTTAGTCCAATTGTTAGAGAATATACTAATGCTATGGTTAATGACGGTGCTAAAGGAGGTGTTGGCGACCCGGGGTCAATGGCAGGTGCAGGAATATCAGACAATGGAGATAATGCTGGAGCTTCTCAAGGTGCTATAAGTATTCAAAGTTCAGATTTAACCTTTATAATTGCAATGAGGGATGCATTCGCAGTTGGAAATTCAACTCCCTCTATTTATCCTTCTGCTGGTGCTTGTGGTGGAGGAGGAGGTAGTGGGGGAGGTGCTAGTGGTAATTCTAATGCGCAGGCTGGAAAGTCTGGAGGTGGCGGCGGTCAAGGTGGCGGTGGAGGTGGTCACGTTATGGTATTAATGAGACAATTTGTAGGAGTTCAATCTCAATGTTATTTTGAGGCTAAAGGAGGAAATGGAGGAGACGGTTCAAGTCATGGTTCTTCAGGGAATGGTGGAGCAGGTGGAAAAGGAGCAGGTGGAAACGGAGGAGATGGTGGATGTGTTACTGTTATATGTGGTGATGCTCTTGCGAGTATAAATATAGATGTATCAAAAGGAACTAAAGGAAACCCAGGAACAGGTGGAGCAGGTGGAGCGCAGAATCAACCAGAGACTGCTTCTGATGGTTCTGATGGTACTATCATTAAAATTGAATGTTAGGGATTCATTATGAAAAATATTATTATTAATAGTCTTAAAGCAGTAAATTAGGGTACTTATGGCTTCATATGGTAAAATAGCAACAGGGCAAAAAGGTATAATTGATACTAAAGCTACGCTGTCAGATAGAAGTTCTTATATTGAGCATCAAGCTTCAACAGATAAAATTTCTGAGGAGTATGGCATCTATAATCAAGCTTTAACGGCTATTGGTTCAGTATCTTCTATGTATGGAGAAAATAAAGAGTCTTATGAAAATCTATCCACAGGTGCAAAAGAGGCTGGTGTCACTGGTATAAAAGATTATGACAGTTTAGCTTTTGGAGAAAAACTAAAAATAGGTTTTGGTCTTGGTGATGACTCTATCAAAGATTTAGGTGCTACATATGAAGGAGACGATGGAGCATTTACTACTTCTAGTTTGATGGAAATTGGTAGGAAGTCAAATGCTGGTACTTTACAAGGAAGTTTAGTTGGACCAGATGGTGAAAAAAAGAGTGCTTGGCAGATATATGGACAAAAAGCTCCTGAAGGAAAATACACAGGTGAAGCAGGTAATTTAAAGGAAAATCCTTTACAAAATTATGGTATTGGAGATGGTAAAAATCAAACTCTTGAAGCTGGCGGAAAGTTGTTAAAGGCGGTAGGTATTGGAGATGGTAAAAATCAAGTACTTGACGGAGTTTCAAATCTCTTTGGAGGAAAATCTAAATCTGGAGCTTCTCAATCAAATAATAAACAGAGTTCCTCATCTGGAGCTTTTGGGGGAAATTTGTTAGAAAGTTTAGGAGAAGGATTAGTAAATGTAGCTACCGGGTTTAAACCAAATGAAGGATTGGTTAGGACATCTAATCAAGGAGGATTTATGGGTCTTAAGCTTGGTGAGAATCCTGGTTTAGAACAGAAATCAAGCCAATACCATTATAAAAATTTATGGGAATCGTGGAAAAATAAAAAACAAGTAGCGTCAAATGATTAATTTTAGAAAAAGATTAAGACCTCATAAAACCAAGTCTGTGAAAGACAAGTCGTCAGATGATGACGAGGTTGAGTGGGTTCAAGCAGCTGTAGCGGTTGCTGGTTTAGGTCTTTCTTTAATGGAAAAACACGAACAAGACAAAGCTAATAAAGCACTTAAAAAAGACTTACAAATGAAACAATCTCAAGCGGCGAGAGGTTTTGATGCAGTTAATCAGACCTTAGATGCTTCTCTAGGTTTATTTCAAGATAGAAAACAACAAGATAGAGAGTTTCTAACAGAGAATACAAATGCTAAATTAAAACAAAATTTAGATGAAGTTAGAAATTCTGGCTCTACTCTTGCAAGTACTGGAACTGATGTATCACAAGATATTAATAAATCTTTGTGGAGTAGTTATAGTCAAGGTAGTCTAAAATTAGACAGACAAGAAGAAAATGCTAAATTAGGAGCATATTCAAGTGCTTTTAAAAGCGCAGCTGATATAAGAACACAAATGTCTGAAATTGATGCTCAAATAAATTCACTATCATAATGCCTAAAAGTAGAAAATCACTTAATAGATTGCAAGCAGGAGCTGATTTAATGACTGTTCTTGATAGTCTCTATCAAATTGAGCATGGAAAAACAAGAATGAAGGAGAGAGTTGCAATAGAAGACGTAAAAGAGAATGCAAATACTATGCGTCAAATTATGCAAAATAACTTTACAACTGAATTAAGAAAAACAGAAGCGAGAGAAGCTCATAAATTAAGACTTTTGGATAAATATGACGACTTTGATGTAGGATATGATGAAAAAACTAAGACTTATTTACCTAAAGATGGAGCAGTGTCAAGAGCGATAAAAGAAAAAAGCCAAGATGATATATATAATATTACTGGACTTCAGATAGACTATGACAGCCCAGAGATGGGTATGTATCGAACTGCGAGTGTAAAGGGAGCTAGTACTCAAATTCCTGCTTGGGATGATGACCCAGACCCTAATTATTTTACTCAAGATGATATACCTGCTCTAACTAAAACAGTTTTTGAAGATATGAAATCAAAGTATGGTGGTGAAGAATTTTTTAATGAAGATGCTATGAAAGATGTTATAACATCAGGAGCTAGAACTCGTATAGGTAAGGATATTTTAAATCAAAAAGATTATGAATATGCTCAATATTATAAAGAAAAAGGTGCCGAAGTAGCGAAGGACAAGAAAAATGCAGAGTTTGAGGATTCAATAGAAAGGAAAACTAAGGTTCAACAAGAAATTCTAGATAATTACCAAAATCCATCATATGCATATGCTTTTAATATGACTGATTTCGGATATTCGAAAAGTCCTGATTGGAGTGCGAAAGAAAAGGCTATGCAGGAAAAATTCGAAAAAACAGATAAAAATAATAGACCTATAATGAGTGATTCTCAAGTAAGACAGCTAAATCAAGCAATGGGAGAGATTTTTCATAAGGATGTAGAAACTTCGTCTTTTTTAACTGCATTTAAGAAGTGGGACAAGCCAGGAAGAGGTGGAACTACTAGTATTGCATATGATATTTATCAGCAAATGGGGGTTCCAGTTGATGAATATGATAAGTTACATAAACTTGTTTGGGGAAACGATACACATATTAAACAAAAAGATTTAGAATCTCAGATGAATTGGAGAATAAAACAACCTACGAAAGAAGATAATTGGTCAATTAACTTTCCTCGTTCTGTGGCAATTTTAGATATTGCAGAGAAATCTGGGGCTATAAGTTTAAATCCAAACAATTTAACCATAACAGTTAAAAATAAATCAGATTTCGATGAAGTATTAAAAAGGTGGAAACTTAATGCTGATAAAAATGATAATTTTAAAGCAGAGTTAAAACATTTTCAGAGACTTTATCAAGATGGGCAAATTAAATTTAAATAATGTCGGATAATAATAAAAAAGATACACTATCTGTCTCTGGATACTATGATGATTTCTTAGTAAACCTAACTAATGACTGGGCGGAGACTACTGAAGTAGACACGACTGAGAAAGTTGAGGTAGATACATCAAAAAATCTTGGAGCTGTTACTGGTATCTATGGTAAAATATCTAATTTCTTAGATGTTGGTCAACTTGCACAAGAGGCTGAAGAATATATGTCTAGTGGACAAGATTTAGTTAAGGAATGGTCTCCTGATACATGGGCTGGTTCAAATATAGATGTTAAAGGATGGGATAGGATGTCCAGACAATTTGCTAAAGAATATGCATTGCAGGGAGTAGAGACACCAGGATTTGGCAACTATTATAAAGGAAGAGCTAAAGAGGGTGTATATGGATTTGCAGATGATTATTTTTATAATCTAGCATTAAGTGATGTATACAGTAGCGCAGCTGCTCAGATAAAAAAAGTCAATCCTAGAAAATGGAAAAAATGGCAAGGAGAAATTAAAACAGACCAGGGAGCATCTTCATTTAATCCTATAGGTATAGATTATGATAAATATAAATGGGATACTCATGTAGATGCAGTAAATAAATTTGCTACTGAAAAAGAAATTAAAGAGTTAAATGAACTTGCATCTTTAAGAGCTTCTGGTTGGGCTAAAGATTATAGAAAAGATTTAAATAAGACTATTCAAGGCACAATTGATGATATAACAAAGGGCGAAGTCTCTCGAAGTAATGGTCAAATGATAGAATCTTTAAATGAAATGCTTAGTAATACTGAATCTTTACAAACAATTTATAATACAAAAGAAGAAGTCCATCTAATTAGTAAAAGAAATAATATGGAAAGGACACCTGGTGCTGATAAAATATTAAAGAATGCTCATATGAAAGCATTGTCTAATCTTGAAGCAGCTGGTAAAGATATGGCAGAAGTTTATGATAGGGATAATATTATACACAGAGAAATAATGGATGCTACTAAATTAATTAAAGAACCACCTAAATAATGTCAGATATTACCAATTTATTAGATTCCCTGCAGATAGAACTAGATGAGCAAAACGAGAATCTAACCCATACTCCATCCCCTTCAAGCAATATACACTTATTTAAAAGTTTAGATAATTTAAGAAACCAAGAAACTCAACAGTCTCAAATCTCTAATAAGAAAAGATTGGCGGAAGCTCCTGATTCTACTTTTGGAAGTGAATTTGTATGGGGTCTTGCTGAATCGGCTATGGTTGCTCCAGGTTTATGGGAATCACTAGGTAAGCAAACTGGAATTACTCCAGATATAAAGCAAGGAGATATTAGAGAGAAACTTGGTGGATACGGTACAGAGGATTGGGATAAACAATCATCATTGGGTAAAGTCGGATATATAGCTGGAGCAGGCGCGGGTATGTTAATACCATTTGGAGCGGCTGGGAAGATAGTGCAAGGAGTCACTAAGGTAGGTGCAAAAGTAATTCAAGTGGGACAGAAAGTTCCATTTTTAACAAGAGCAGCTGGCCGCGAATTATCAGAGAGAGCAGGTAAATTAATTGGTAAATCAGCTACTACAATATCAGATGATATAGCTACTAAAGTTATTAAAGCAGCTGAACCAGTCGTATCTAAGCCATCTACTCTTAGAAAAATTAGAGGTTTAAAGCAATATGATGAAATAACTAAAGGATTAGCTAAATCTGAATTAAAGGCTGTTGTTAAAAAAACTATTCCTGATATTGCTGATGACGCAATAGATGATGTAAGTAGGATTGCTATAGATGCAGTAACTCACTATTCTCCAAATAATGCTCATGAAATAATAGACCAAGCTGTAAAAGGAATTATGAGTATGGGTGGGAGGAGAGCGACAGGTCTACCTGCTGATTTAATAGGAGCATATGCTTATGACGCTGTTCTTGGTGGAGTATATGGATTTGCGAAGTATGCGGCTCAAGAATATGGTAGACAAGCTTGGGAGAATGATGGCAATCTTACGTTGTCAAAGTTTTCAAAAGATACTGATTGGTGGAATGGTGTTTCCCATGCACTTGATGAAGCTAAGTGGTTAGGATTTCTCGGACCTGTTAGATTTGTAGGTGGTGGTACATCTACCCCACTTATAACAGTTCCTAGATTTTGGAATAAACGAAAAGGCACAGTCAATAAAATGCTTGGAGGTATTTTTAGAAATTTACTCCCGATAAAAAATGTTACACCACTTCAAGCTAAAGCAACTTTACAAATGATGGATTCAGTTAGTAATGGAGCTATAAGACATCTCGCAGGAAAACATACTCCATTATTAAATAAAGCTTTAGAAAAAAATAGTGGTGCTTTTTGGCAGTATTTTCATAAAAATGGCGATGAAGCTATAGGTGCATTAAATGAAATACGAAAATCTTTTAGAAATAATGCTCCTTTAATAATGGGTAAGGAAGTTCTTAGCGACTTAGCTGCAAGTTTACCAAGAATGGGTATGGGAGCTGTTGCTATGAATTTACCTAGTATTAAAGAACGATGGGATGCAACTAGTGGTATGTCCGCAGGTGATAGAATTAAAAATATTAGCAGTACTTCATTCGGAGAAGAGTGGGCAGATATAGGTGCTAATATACTAGTTGCAATGATGATGACTCGTGGTGCTAGAAGTATCAGAAGATTTGATAAACCTGCAAGTGGCTCAGCTGTTGACACTGGTTTGCAAATAGGTCTTAATCGTGGAGAATTAAAAAAGCATATGACTGGGCAAGATACATATATAAAAGAAGTTAAGGCTGGTTTAGAGGCTTTAGGTCTTAGTCCAACTGATAGACATAACCTAGCAATGAATTATAAACATCACACTGGGTTTCCAAATGATTATGGTGATTCTGTAGCTCAATCTATAACTGAAACTGACGCAACATTTAAGTCTATCAATGAAAAAATTAATAATCGTTCAATGAATAGTGAAGATATTTCTAAGCTAGATTTAGATACAGTTGAAAAAGAAGGTAAGCATGTTGATTTAAAAGATGCATACGTTAAAGCTGCTAAAGAAGCTAATCTTACCCCAGAACAAACAAAGCAGTGGAATAAGGATATGGAAATAACACTTGCTATTGAAAACTTTATGGAAACTTATTTAGGAACTGGCGAGATTACTCATAAGCCTATGACTCCTAAAGAAGCTAGAGAGTATGTTAAAGAGATGTCAAATACACAGATTGATGGAAAATCATTAACAACTCAAAATTTAAGACCACTGTTATGGGATGCTAAAGAAGGAGCTGCTTCAAGGGTAACTAAAGAGACTTATAGTCAAATACAATTAGCTTATAGAGAAATTGCTGAAGCTCTTGGTCTTGAAAATATATCATTTGACAAGAAGACAGGTGTAGTATTAGTCCCTGAAGGTTTACAACTTCCTAATTTAGCTATAGTTGATGCTAGTAACGGAGATAGTAGACTTAGAAATGCTATGGCTCAATCTTTTAATGCTATTCATCAACAAGGTATACGTCTTGGATGGATAAAAGAACAAAAAAAAGTAACTACTCAATCTTTTGAAAGGCTTCGTGGTGAAGGAGTTGAAGAAGCGATAGATGTTTTTAGTCAAAGACTTTTAGCTATGCATAAAATGGTATACGGTGAAAATCATAGTATAGAGACATTGAGAGATGGTGAAGTATGGAATGAATTTATGATGACTGCAGATGGATGGCATTATTCATACGGAGATGGTAAAGCATATGCACAGAGAAAGAATGTTAAATCGTTTTTTAATAATGATTTCGATAAAGTAGAAACACATCTTGAAGGAGATGAAATACGAAGACGTAAATTGGAACTTGATAGTAGAATTGGTGCTTCAAAAGTTGAACTTATTGAATCAGAAAGTTTTAACTCAGACGAAATAAACGATATAAATAAATTTATTAGAAATGCAAATAAAGTTTATAGATTGGCTAATCCTACTGAGAGGATTTCAGATAAATCGACAACTTTAACCTATAAAGACGCTGCTGAATTAAAACAAAAAACAGAAGAAATGTTTGGGAATGCATTTACAGATAAGGATGTAATGAGGAGACTTGAGAGTGAAATACTTCAAGAGGGAATAGATAAAATAGATTTAAAAAATACCGATGTTACATATACTACTTCTACTTTAAGTTTACTAACTAATCCTGAATTTGCAGGTGGTAAGATAAATTCATTACGAAGTGTTAGAGATATAGATGCTTTCTTAGATACGATGGCTAAAGAAGGTAAACCTGCTGAAGAAATTGATATGTTGAAGCAATTCTATAGTAATCTACATGATGCTGTTGCTAAGTCTGAAAGTGGTGTAATAAAATTTAATAAAGAAACTCTACCTATTGATGGTATCCAAGATGGATTGTATAAAGCACTACAAGAAGCATTTATGCATTCAAGAAGAAGTAATTTTAATGAATTAATATCTGATTCTCAAATAATAAGTGATGGTTTAAGTAAAATGTTATTTGAAACAACTAAGGAATTAGGAGTGATAATAGACACAGATACAGATATAACTGATGCAGTAAGAGAATCTCTGTTTAAAACTTTATCGAGAACAACTGATTTAAGTCAAGCACTACTAGACCAAATTACAATTGCAAAAAGAGAAGGAAATATTGTTGCTTTAAATAGTATTCAAAAGAGAAAAGTAGATTTAGATAGAGCCTTAACAGAACTTTCTAGTAATAGGCAAAGTAAAACTGCTAATGAAATGTACCAACAAGTATTAGCAGATTTACATAAGGTTTCAAATGAAATTAATTCTCAACCTTTAAATCAAAATGAGATAGAGAGTATTTTCAATGAAAGATTGCAACTTGAATCTAAATCGTCTAAAACTCCAATTATTGAACCACCTAATACAATATCTATTTCTCAGTTTGAAGCCAAATATTTTGTTAAGATGGCTGATTATGTTCTAATGGAGAGAGCATTAAATGAGCCTATTCAAACGGGTCATAGTGCAATAGATTTATTAGAGGGTGCTAAAAGAAATATAAAAATGAATGTGGAGAAATATGGTGAAACAGGTTCTACATTATCAGAGTTAGAATCTCTAGACAGGGCTATAGAATCATTAAAAGACATGGAGGGTTCTAAGATAATGACTGGTAAGGAGATTATTGAGTCATTGAGGAAGCCTCTTGTTGCATATATGCAATCCCAACTTGGAGCAGCTAGAACATTAGGTACTCTTTCTACTGAGCAGTTGGCAAGTAGACTTTATGATTTAGATACAGATTTAAATCAGATTATGATTCAAGCTTATGCAACAAAACAAGTTAGGGGATTAGAATACCATAGGGGAAAATATAATGTTTCAAATGAAACTGTACCAAATACTGATAGAACTGGATTTTTAGGAATTCAAAGATTATTAGGTCTTGATGGACAAATGTTTGTATTAAAATCATCTGGTATTAATGTTGATGGTAAAAAATTTACTAGGATAGATGGTACAGTTAGAGAAGAGATTCAAAATCATTTAAGAAATGCTGAGATTATTTCTGAGAAAGGTGCATCAGAATTTCATAGAACATTAGATGAAGAGGCAATTAGAAAAAATCAAGACTTAATAGGAGACCGTGAGTTTACACTTGTCCCCATTGATGAAGGTGTTGATTTGTTGATTGATTCTTCCCCTGTTACTATTGGAAAGATTAATTCTAATTTTAGTTGGGATGCCTCAGGTAAGCGTGTTAATAGTGAATTAATGGTTACACTTGATAGAATTTTGAAAGATGGTCTTTCTAGTGAAAATTTAAAGTTACTTGAAAAGTTTCAGAATCCAAATATGAGTAAAGAAACTATTGAGCAAGCAATTTATTTAACAAGAGCTATATCTGACAGTAAAAGTGTTGTTGAATCTTTTTTAAAAAGCCAAATGAATGATGCTCAATTAAAAGCTGAATGGAAACGATTGAAAATGTTTGAACATAGAAGTGGTTTTACTGGAACGCCAGAAAATGTATCGTTTGTATATGAATTATTAAAAGAGACTGTTGCCGAATCGGGAAGTCGTTCTCATGCACTAGCATTAAGTAAAGTAATAAAAGTATTTGGTAATAAAGGTGAAATACCTCTAGAGTTTGTTGTTATAAATGATGAAACTGGTCCTGTTGATGTAAATGGTCAGATGAATTATAATCCATTTGATTATAACCAATCTATTGGTAGAAGGCTTGAGAAACAATTAGTAGAGGTTTCGGGTATCACAGATGCCGAGAAACTTGAGGTTTATGATAAGATAGCTAAAGGTAAGAGTGAAGTAGATAGTGTTACTTATTTAACTAAAGATTCTTTTGAGGCTCTTATGAGCTTTCTTGGAGTTAAAGACCAAATGATAGAATATCTTCCAAATGGGAATGCAATGCTTAGAGCAGGTGCTATTAAGCCAGTAATTACTCATAGTGAGGTTCTTAAAGATGGTTCATTATTAGAGTTTGTATTAAAAACATCATTTCAATATAATAAAGCAATTGAAAAAGTGATACCTCAAGGAAAACATGCGATAGCTTTTGGAAGTGGTGCAAAGAAATTTCTAACTAGAGAAGGAAAAGGTGCGAATACAAATGGTGAAGCAGTAAATAGTGCTATAGACCCTGGTAAAATTCCTAATTCTATGATGGACAACCCTTTATCTGAAAAAATAAATGATTCTGTTAATTCCTTACCTCGTGGTGTTGATATAAATAATCATACTGCAAAAATTCCTCTATCATCTATAAATCTTAAACAAGCATCTCGTGAGCATACTGGATTAATAGCAGCTAATACTGGTGTCCATTTTAGTAGATATGGTATGGAGGGAATGAGAAAGTGGACTGGTATTGAAGGAAGATTATCTGATTTTGGAAGACTACAACAAGATATGTGGTTAGACCCCATTAGAAGAACATCTATAGCTAAAGAAGTGTTTGGATATAGTCAAGAGACTGGTGACCCATTAGTATTAAATACTGGTTTAGATTTTATATTAGAAAATAATGGTATTCTAGTTCAAGATTGGATACAACCTGTTATTGAAAGAAGTATAATAAGCCATCATTTAAATGGTGGAAATATAAGTGCAAGAAAAATATACGAATCTGAAACAGCTGTTATGACACCTGACACAGGAGACCTTTCTTTACCATTTAGAACAGTTGACGGGTCTGGTCGTCATGTTCAGAGAATTTTTGGAGGAGCTAGAATATCAGGGTTTTTAGGAAATAAATTAGTCAAGTTTAAAGGAGAAACTAATCAACATAATTCCCAAGCTGAAGATACCGCTGCTACAATAGTTAAGTTTTCAGATGGAACAGAAGGTATTCTTGTTCATGGATTAAATAATCGAGTTAAAGGAAGTACAGACGCTACATTATTTGTTGATGGATATATGGTAAATCCAGATGGTAAAATATATGATATGTCTTCTAGCTTAACAAAGGAAGTAAATAATATACCTTTTCCTGACCTTCTAAGAAGTAAACAGGTGGAAGCATCTGAGATGGGTGATTTATTAAAGGAGAGCTTAGACCTAAATGCTAATGGACAAGTTAAACTATCTTCTGCTATGTCTCATGCTAAAAAAGTTACAGCTAATTTATATGATAAAGATGGTAAAAAGAAATCTAAGTCTTCTGCTATGGGTATATGGATGGCTTCTATGAGTGTAAGGCAACCTAGAAACCAAGCTGGTGATATGATTGTTGAAAAGCTTGAAGGATTGACTAAGGGTAGGGGGAATGTAAAAGAGACAAATAGTTTAGATGCAATTCAAACTGCTGATGCTGATTTTGATTTAGATAAAATAACTACTTACGCAGCTGCCCCTAAAGAAGTTTGGGGAGAAGTAAATAGATTAGCTGGTCACACTATGTTTACATCTGATATTGATATACAAAATTATATTACAAAAGAATTTTCTCCATATGAATCATTTACAGACCATAAAAATAATATACATGAAACTGCTTATGTAAGAGCAGGGTTTGTAAAACTTCATCAAACTATGACTTATTTAAAAAATATGTTTGGTTCAAATGAAATTGCTAGATTTAATGACGGGAAAGATGTTCTCAGTATAAAATTGAAACAGAGTACTAGTGAGTTACTGAATAGTCAGAATGTTTTATCGACCCTTGTTAAGATGTATATTGATGTTTATAAAGATACTCCAAAAACTAATCCTAATTTTGTTAGAGATGCTAAAAGAAGAGTGCTTTTTCATCCAACTCAAGGAATGTTTGACATACAACTTATAAAAGATGGTCAACGTATAAACACAAACCTAGAACTATGGAAGGATTCTGGACTTGGTAATCCATATGGCACTATTAATACTGAATATTTATCTATTATTAAAGCTATAGAGAGCAGATTTACAAAGCCAATTAATCAGTATCTCCAGTACAACAGAGGAGTAACTCAGTTAGATGGAGGACAGCAGAGGTCTTCAAGCATAGAGGATTTTGCTAATGCTTATGAAACTATGTTACACTCAACTAATGCTAGAGAATGGAACGGTGTTCAAACTAAAAATGAGAGTCTTGATATAAGTGCTGGTTTAAAAGCTGCTAGAGATTATTTTAGAAGTTCATCTAATCCATATGATATTGGTATGAGAGAAATGCAAAATATTCAAGGGAAGAAGCATAAAGAAATTAATACTTTTGATTCTGATATTGGTAAACTAGTAATGGCTATAGAAGAAGGGTATATAGATACAAAATCATATGAAGCAAAAGAAAAGAAAATTCTTAATTCAACATGGGATAATTTTATAAAGAATCAATTTCGTGCGGCAGAATTATCTGCATTAGTTAGAAGGCAATATGCAGTAGAGTCTGAAATGGGGAATCTTGAAACCAGATATGCTAGAATGAATATAAAAGAATCTCCTGAATATAAAGCTCTTGAATTAAAAAAGGATAGACTTGCTAAACTTGTTAAAGATACAAGAGAGATTATGGGAGCTGGTATTGATTTTGAGTCTGTTATGAGAAATGAATTCTTTGATGAAGTTAGACTTAAAGGTAACAGAGAGGCTAATAAATGGACTAATAATACCAATACTACAGTTGTTGTAAGAGATGCAAGTGGAAAAATGAAAGAGATAATTCGACCAAATGAAAGCAATGTTAATTTTATAAATAAGAAAGATGTCTTATTAAAACATGGTAGAAGATGGGAATTTGCACCTGAGCAACAAACAGGGGCTCAAATTAATAACATTGCATTTGGAATGTTACCTGCTTATCATTCTCAAGGAAAATCTTCTATTATGTCAGAAGGTGAGTTTAAAAAATATGAAGATTGGAGATGGAGGCTTGAACAGACATTAAAAATAGTAGATAGCTCTATTACAAATAAACAGGGTAGGCAAATTAAAAATTTAAGTAAAGATGAAAGAGCTAGATTAAATAGTGAAAGATTAAGAACTCTACATGAGTATGTTAAAGAACTTGCATTTAATTCGTCTTCAAGGGAATTAGATAAATGGGCTATTATACATGCATTAATGCAACCAAAAGTTGATAGAAGTACAATGTTCGCATATCCAATTACTGGTGGAAAGGTTAAGGGGATGAGTTATGGAAATAAAGTTTATATGCATAACTATGGTAGAACAGAAAAACTATTATGGGACTGGTTAAATGAGGTCAGAAGTACACACCATCATAATTTTAAAAACTCTGGAATATCTCCTTCTGAAGCTGGTGAATTTATGAAAAATATAATTAAGAACCAGAAACAAGCATTGCTTATATATGAAAGACCTTATGGAGATATGAGATTTAATGTTGATGGATTTTGGACTGAACCTTCCGTTGTTAATGAGTTAAGTCATTTTAATCAAACAAGTTTACATCAAGAAGTATATACATTAGCTAGACATCATAATAAAAGCATTCGCTTAGCTGCTAATACATTACTAAGATATTCAAGAGGAGAAGGTGGATTGGTAGACCCAATAACTATATATAAAGCACAGAGATTATTAGAAACTCCAACTTCAGCAGGAGGGGGTGGGATTCCTCCAAACGAATCTTTTATGAGAGTAAAACAAAAAGAATCTAATTTATCATTTGGAAATTATCATTTAGAAGGTATTAAAAATAATATAAACTACGATAGGAGAACTGGTACTGAAGGTGTAATAAAAGATAAGCCGAGTGAGTTTATAGAAGAAGCAACGAGGTGTTTACAATGAGTTTATTAACATGTAAAAAAATATTTAGAAGAGTATTGAGTGGCAAAGACCATAAAGAAATGTCTGATAATCAGAGGAAGAATTTATCAGATAGACTAAAATCTGCTGTACATGCATATGAAAGTAATCCTACATTAATTAAGACTAACTATGCAAAAGATACAGAAACAATGTTATGGCTATGGAATAAGTTTACTAAAAAAGAATTAGACTTTGATTTTAATCCTATTAGACTAGCTGATGTTAGAAAATTCGAACATGGTATAGGGTGGTTTGAAAAGAATCTGAATAAACAAGCGAAGGGTGGAGGTATTTTTAGTTTTCTTAAAGTTGGTAAAGCTTTAACTAGAAAATTTCCAGAGCTTGAAGAATTCCAAGAAAATTTATCACAAGAAACTGGGCATTATAGGAATGTAACTTTAAAAGGTAAGCAATTAACTGATGAAATTGTAAATGGATGGCTAAAACTTGCTAAAGAAAAAGGTGGAGATATAAAAAAACTAAGAAGGCTTGAAGGTGAGTTAGAGACAATACTAAGAAAACCTGAAAAATTTCGTACACCAGAAGAAAAATTGTCAATAAATCAAAAAGAAATAGAATTACAAAAGTTTTTAACAGAAGAAAGCTCTAGTCAAGTTCTTAATGATTTCAATAAGATAATGAATGGATTAGACGTAGAACAACTTTCAATAGGTAGAGATTCTTATTCACCTGACCAGATGGCGGTATGGAGAACTATAGATAATAACATGAAAGAAGTGAGAACTTTGGGTGTAAAGGTTCTCGGACAATCTATTAATAAGGTAATGGCGACTGCAAAGATTTTAGATAGAAGAGAGCAGGGGGTTAGAAATCTTGAGGCAACAGTAAGACAAGCAACTGAAATGATTAAATCATTAGAATTTCAGAGCGATATTGATTCAGGTCCTGGAAAAACAAATAAAGAGATGAAATGGTTTGATGAATTAGAAGCATTTGGCTTTAGAAAGGGTGGAGATATTAAAGCTGTTCAAAAGAAATATATGCCTCTTTATGTTATAGGAGCTACAAAGCTATTAAGACAAATAGACCTTCAGATGAAAAATGCTGATTTTGGTAATAAGCCTTTAAATGAAGTTATAAAAGACCAAATAGACAGTTTTAGAAAAACGACAACAAGAATTAAAACTAAAGGCAATATACAAGACGGTAGGTATAGTCAAGACCCTGCCTACTTCTTAAAAAAATATGTTCACGATATATCTACATTTAATTTTACAACTCATTTAGAAAATAATTATTGGAAGCATGCAGAAAAACTACTTGACTTACACGCTAAAGGAAAACATGATAAAAATGATGATGTTATGAATTTAGCCGAAGATTTAATTAAACAAATGAATGAAATGAAAGATATCGTAATGAATGTAGACCCTAATAGCGATGCAATGATTAACGATTTAAGTAGATTAATGACTTCTATAACATATTTGAGGCTTATGGGTGGTAACTTAAGGTCTGCAGCTAGAAATGGTACTCAGAGGCTTTATGAGGTGATTGAATTTGGAGCTTCAGGGGCTTGGAAAGCTAGACAATGGAGAAAGAAATCAGCTAACCAAGAACTAGTAAGTAAACAAGCTAAAAGATTTGGATTAAGTTGGTATATAAATGAGGGAGCTGGTATGTTTGGCAAAAGTAAGGACACTCCAATAGAAGAAGCTACTAGGGGAGCAATTACAGAATCTACAAATGTATCTGAAATTACTAGGGCATCAGAATCTGCTTCTAAAGGAGTAGTAAAGGGAGCAGCAGACTTCAGTTCTTATATTGCTGGTAAGTTAGGTAAATTTCATACTATGGTTGAGGATTGGAATAGGGCTGGTACATTTGGGACTGCATTTGCAATCTCATATCAAAAATTAGAAACAGCTCCAAAGTCTTGGTTATTGAAAAAAATGGGTTGGAGAAAAGGTCAGGCTATGAAGTCAGATGAGGCTATAGAAAAATTTAGACAAAATAAAGCTGGTAGAATGGCTTATAATTTAACTCAAGACCTTCATTTTGAATATTCTAAATGGGCGAAATCTAAAGCATTTGGAGGTGCTAAAGGTCTAGCTGGTTCGGCTGGGCAAATTGGAGGTCAGTTTATGCATTATAGAATGTCTATGGCTGATATGTTATATCAATGGATAAGTGACGCGGGAATATCAGTTAAGTCAGGTGACCTTGCTAGTCAAGAAATATTTAAAGTTGCTAGACTTGGTATGCTTAATACTATATTGAACGGAATGGGTATGGGTTTTAATATGAATTTAAAACAATTAGCTCAGAATGATGTTATGGATACAATTGAAAATGTCTGGAATTTCTTTATGGTTGATAGAGATGACCCAGTAGCAAAAGCTGAATTAGACAAAGAACTTCATGGGCAAGGAGCATGGTCATTTGCCGGACCTAATATTTTATATGTTGCTAATATAGGTGAAGTAGCTGGGATGTGGCATTTGGGTGATAATAGTTATTTTAAAGAACAAGCAGATATTGTTGAAGGTAATGAGAATTTTTCAAGAAGACAAAGATGGAAATCTCTATCATTAATCTCTACTCAAGCTGCTAGATTCACTCAATATACATTACCAATATTCTTTAAAAATGGATTAATTGATGCTTTAAAATTTGAAACTGGTTTATTACCAGATAAAGAATGGAAACAGTTCAGGGGATATATTGGAAGTAAAGCAAAAGAATCTGTTCCTTATAACGTAAGAAAATTCTTTAATCTTACTAAGAAAAATAGGGTATTACATCCATCATTTGTAAAACAAGGAATAAATAAAGATATGCAAGGACATCGAAGTATTATGGAGATTCAAGCATTACAAAGTGATTTAGATTTCATAAGAGGAAAGGCAACTCCATCAGAGGTCTTATCTAAGAAACGTAAACGGAGGAAGGGTGTACGTTCTGGAAGCATAATGGAGTCACTTTCATTTATGGAAGCTATGGGGAAATAATTAGTTTCTATGCTCTGGTTTTGAATTTAGCTCCATAAGAACATATTGTGCTTGTTGTGTTATAGTCATTATAATATCTTTCCAGTCCGTTGCTGATTCAATTTGTGTATAGTAATTGTTTGCACTATTAAGAAGTTTTTTTCTAGTATAATCATTAATTTTCCAATGTAGTTTTGCCATCGTGTTTCTCCTTTAAATATCTAGCAATCAAAATAGCATCTGCTGTTGCTAGAGTTACGTTAACCATATAATTACTGGCAATTTCTTTAAACTTTCTTTTCTTCTTAACGTATTCTTTCGGTATATCATAGTCTTCTTTATAAATAGATTGCCACTCCTGTGGTCTAATAAATTCAGCTTCAATATGAAAACACCCTAGTATACCTTGCCACATACCATAATTTGTACCAAATGTAAATGCACTTACCTTTCCATCAGTTGGAAAAACATGCACCTTTTCAATACATACCATCGCTTCATAGCTTTCTGTATTACAGGTATTTAAATATTCTCTAATTATATCAGACATTTCGTGTGCAGTTTTTGGACATTTATATGCTACTAATTTATCTGGGTAGATTATACAAACTGCTCCACCTTTTCCTGGGTCTATACCCATGTATGCTATCATATTATTTCTCCATCAAATCTATCGATTATGTATTTAACTATACCACTTGGTTCTATATTAGACTTTTTATCGTATAGTTTGCAACCTCTATTCAAAATATCTAATGGAATTATTTTTTTTGGATTAAACCACATACAGCTACTACGACCATCATAAAGACGACAGCCGTAGCAACTTTGTGGCTTGCTCTTCATCAAGCTAGATTTAAAGCCTCAGATTCAGAAATGTAAAACTTGCACTTATTACCATTGAACCCAACAGTTCCTTCTCCTGTAAGACCATATCGAGCTTTAGCAGATATAATATTAACTGAATAAGGACTAAACTTCTCATCATCATACTGATATGGATAATAAACGAACAAGGCAGCTTCTGCAGTTTGTTCTATTACTCCACTTTCAGCAAAGTCAGATAATTTAGGTTTAGGGTCAAATCGTCTTTCAATTTCTCTATTAAGTTGAGAAACTAATATAGCACAACAATTTTCTTTTTTACATAACCATTTGTAATCATTCATAATCATTTCTAATTGAAATCTTCTATCTAATGATGAAGGCATTTGTATTAATTGTATATAATCATCAATAACTACGTCTGGTTTGAATTTTGTAACTTCACCAACTGCTTCTTCTAAGTTCCTAAGATTGTCAAACATCTTTAGTTTCTTATACTTTTTAGCAATTGTTTCTATTAATCCATTCTCTAGTTGTTTTTTACTTTCTTCTTCTACTTGATTTTCTCTAAGACTATTATATGTCATACCAGATTCTAAAACTATAAGCTTTCTCATCATTTCAGTATTATTCATTTCTCTATTGATAAGTAAAACTTTTCTACCATCTTCTATAAGCTTCTGAACAATATTAACAATGAGGGTAGTTTTACCATGTCCTGGTCTTCCCCCAACAACAGTTACTTCTCCCCTTGTCATTCCACCTGCAAATTCATCAAGTGGGGGGAAATTGTAACTAATCATTGAGTTACCTTTAACAATCTTATCTACTGTCTCTTTTGCAATGGAGGTTATGTCTGTAGTTTTTGAGGGCATTAAAGCTCTTAAGGTATCTACACTCCTGCCATGTTCTTCTAGTATCTGTCTAGTCTTATCAATTGGTAGATAACTTGAATTTAATAGTTTATTAGCTGTTCTAATTACTTCTCGTTGTATATGTTTTTCCCAAACTATCTTAGCATGTGATGGAATAAATGATGCACCTATAGATTTATCTATTAATCCAGTAAGCCAATAGCTTGTAATAGTATTATTTTTCTTTTTACATTCATCTCTTATATTTATGATGTGATATTCTATCTCTTCTTTTCGTAATCTTTTTAAAGCCTGCCATAGATGTTTGCATTCATGACTGTAGAAAGCTTCTTCACTTTGAATAACTCTTTCTGCATCATCAAGTCCTTTAAATCCACCAGCAATAATTTCTGCTAACAATGATTCTTCGGCATCTACATCTGACGGAGGCAGTTTTATATCTTCTATCTGTTTCATAATTATACTCCATCAAATATGTTTTGTTGAACAACTGGCGGTTCGTAATTAGTAATGACTATTTCATTTTTATAATCACGTTTTGTGGTTTGTCCTGAATAGATAACTGGTATAGCATCGATATTATATTCTTTATATAATTCATGTACTTTTGGGTTATCATCATAACTTACCATAAACCTTCCGCCGAGAGCATTTATTTTATTACAAATATCAAATAATTCCAAATGGTCTTCTTGCGTAAACGTATGTATATAATAATCTTTACGTTTAGATGCAACAAAATATGGAGGGTCTAAATACCACAAATCATCTTTAGTCGGAGGGTATTTTTCTAACAATGTTCTGAAATCTAAGTTTTCAACTGTAACATTATTAAGATATTCTCTTGATACTTGAAGGTCTTTAATAAATGCCTCTGTATTCCAGTCTTTAGAGTTTTTAGAAAATGTTCCTTGAGGATTATTATTAAAGGAACACTTTACTAAGTAATAATATTTAGCAGCTCTCTCAGGGTCTGGTATATTTCCTTTTTTTGTTTTACCTATGTATTCTTTGTATAACTGATGTTGTGTTCTACTTTTTATATACCATCCTATATACTCACAAAAAGAATCAAATTCTTCTGCTAGTGTAGCGTATAGATTAACAAGGTTATTGTCTTTATCATTAACAATATTAAATTCAGCTTTCTTTTTTCTGAAAAACATCGATAATCCACCAGCAAACACTTCTATATATCTGTTATGTTTTGGTAGTCTAGGTATTAATTGTCTGCTTAATTGGAATTTCCCGCCGTAATAAGGTATTACAACGGGACAATCCTTCCATTGGTGGTCTGACATTATGCTTTTGCTACACCTTTAGCCCACTTATCTATAGTAGGGTATATTTGTTGCTCAAACTTATGTGTTGTATTCCAATTTCTATTCATATGATGTGTATTAACCCATGTGGCAGCGTTAAATAAGTCCCAATATGTTTCAGGTTTTTCTGCAATTAAATGCTGAACAAACGGTTCCATAACATGGTTTGGTACTTTATCTATCATCTGTTTTATATGAGTTTGTCTCACTTTTGTATCTTTTAATAATGGAAAATCAGATTCAAATACTTTCTTAGTAGACTCAATTGTACTAATAATCATTTCTTCTAACTGGTCTAATCTTTGATTATGTATACTATGTCTGTTTCTTTTCTTATTAAGAACTATTCCTATTACTGCTCCATTAAGACATATAAGTCTGAATGCACCTGACATTATTCCTAATTCCCAACTACCATCATAAGAATTCTTTATAATAATTTCAGGCGTGCATATATCATCTTTACTAATTGGAATCTTCATTTCTGGCATATTGAATTTATAAACAGTTCTTTTACCTTCATTAAGTACTTTAACTTCTCTAGGTTTAGCACCACATTTCTTTAATATAGGTAATGCAGTATCCATAATTTCTTTATTTGTAACTAACTTGTATTCATCTGTCATGCAACTGAGTATCTCACCAGTGTCTTCTCTCATTATAAACTTGTGTCCTGTTTGTTTAATTATGTCTGCTCCAAGTTGAGCTGGTACTTCTCTTACTGGAAATAGTGATTCATTTATCATATCCTAACTCCTTTTTTTTGTTTTTAATATTTTTAGGTGTCTTACCTAATAATTTACGTTCTGCATCTTTTTTTAATTTTAATTCTTCGGCTGAGTTTTGTATCATTGCTCTTAAATAAGCATAGCCTTTACCTTTTTTATATTCTTGTTTTAGCATGTATGCTTTAACAGAATGTTCTATAAATTCATCATCATATTTTCGGATTCCATATAAAAATGCATATTCTTTGTAACTTTTATTTTCTGTTGGTATAGTTTGTTGTATATTCTTAATAGCCGTATTAAGCAGTTTTCTTATTTTATCACTTCTGTTGAATTTTAAACTTCTTATTTCTATTCTTTTATCTCCTGGCTTATATTCATATCCACATGCAACACATTTGCTCATTCTTCTTCATCCAATTGCATTTCATCATGTATTTCATTGAGTTTAGCATAAGCAGGGTCATCTTTTCTTTTTCTCATTTCTTCATGAGCAACCATAAATCCTATAGCCATATTTTTATTACCTATAAAATCTATTAAAGATTCTAAATCTCCATCTTCACAAAGTTGAGATATTTTATTCATCATCATTTAATTCCCTCACTTCTGTTTTAGCTCCTATTATTTGTTTACCTAAATAGTAATTTCTATCTTCTGGTGCAATATTAGGAACTTCTGTTATTATTACTCTAGCATTAGTTTCACACTCAAGTAGTATCCCTTTCATTTTAGTTGATGTAATGAAATACGAACCTTGATTAACCTCCTCTAGAAATTTATATCCTTTAGAAGGCTCTATTTTAAATCCATCTTTAAGAGCTTTATTCGCAAGTCTCGCAGCTTGTCGGAGCTTGGTAACTAGTTTTGTTTTCTTCATATCCTTCCTCTTTTCTTATTAAATCATCTTTTATTTTTATTATATCTTTTCTTAGATTTTCAAAAGGTTTAGCATAATCAAAATTACTTAAGGTTCTTGCAGAGTTTTCAGCTAACACAAGTGCTACTATAATATTCTGCATCTCTTCTTTACTAAACCTTATTAAAGCAGTTGATGTTTCTAACCATTCTGTATCATTCTTCTTCTTCATAGTCTTCTTTCATTTTTAATGCTATCTCTTTATTTACATCAGATATATGAACATAGTCTGGGCTATTAAATTCATCTGCAGTAGTAGGTTCAGTATCATGTTTCATAATAACAGCAGGCATTACTTGTACCATAAATTCTTCAAATATTTCATTAGCTACTTTATGTTTGAAAGCATCACTCTCTACATTAGCATTTTTATATTTAGATAGTACCATTTTAACAATGTCTGTGACTGCTACTCGATAGAACTCATAATCCATATCTTCTGGCATATCACCTAAGTCTATTTCTTTGTCTCTTCCATCTATAATAGGTGGATTGTTTAGTCTATCCATTACATTTTTATCTTGCATAATATTCTCCTTATTTAATTTAATTATAGGCAGTCTCTTAGAAAGGTTCGCCAACCAAATTCATCATAGTCAAGACTCTAAATTTCATTAAAATTCAAACCACATGGTTATATTATTTCAAAATCATTTTTTAGTGCCAATCATACCGAGACTGCCTAATTTAATGTCGGATTAACTACAATCTTCGGTGACTCCCATCGTGTTAGTCACTTTACTGCGCAGTTGGGAACGAACTTGTCATCATCAACCCGACAAAATTTTGAGTGGCTAGTGCCAAGAGTAGGTGGTATATGGAAGGTGATGAGAAAAGTTGACAATAACCACTCCATATAATTTAAAACAGAAAGAGGGTAAGAAACAAACCCTACCCTCTCTCATATTTATTTAGAATGGCACATCATCATTAAATTCATCTGCATCTTTTTTCTTACCATTCTGCCACGGATAACATTGGAATACTTTCCATGCACTTCTAGGTTGACCATCTTTATCATTGTATTCTTCACGCCCAATTTTAATTAAGCATGCCATACCAATAATATCAGATTCTTCAACTTGTCCAAGAACTGTATCACTATTATCATCAACATCAAATACAACACCAATAGCCTCAAACCATTGTTTGTATTTACGGTTTTTCCATTTTTCATCACCAGGTTTAGGTGTTAGCCATATACCATTACTTCTAAATTCTTTAGCAGTTAAGTATGAAGCATTTATCTTTATTGGATTATTATCAGCATCTACAACTTTTACAAGTTCACCATTTTCAATAGTCATTTTATTTATAGATACTTTCTCAACCTCTGGAGCAACAGTAAACGTCATATTGTAAACGATACTATCGTTCCATTCTTTGATGTCCACCTTGCTTACATGAGCAGGATAAGTTCCAGGTATGATAGGTAAAGATGTCTCATCTCCTTTACCAAGAGTAGTATTTTCTAATGTTTTCACTAGTATTCTCCTTTATTTAGTTGTTGTTTTTGATGTAGTATATTTATCCATTAACTTATTGAAATCGTTACGGAACTCAAGCATTTTCTTACTTGGAGTAGCTCCTTTACGACCTTGAAAGTATAACTGAGGACTAACCCAACTACCTGTTGCGGTTTTCATATACCTACGAGTATTGCGTCTACGAGAACTAGCAAAGCCAGATTCTTGTAGTTCTTTAACTGTCTTATTATTTAGAATGCCACTTTTACTGAGGTCATCTAATTCTTTGACTGTTAATTTACCCATGTTATTCTCCTTTTTAGTAATCTCCATCAATATATCTAGGTTCTTCATCTTTATCCAATTCTATGGTAAAAGAATAGTAACTAGGATTGACTGAGATATTTTTGTTATTGTATGTTTTAAAGCACATCATTGGCTTTCCATTAAGTAGTTTATATCCTTTAAATACAACTTGACGAAATTCTCTTCCATCATTTGTACCTATAGTATATTTATCGTTTATTTCTAGTATTCCTTCATCATGATTCATCCTTGACTCTCCTCTTTAATGATGCAAGTGTAACTTCAAAGTTATCTGCATGGACTAATTCTTTATCAATGCCTAAAGACACTTCATCGAACTTATCTTTGCCAAGTTTTGTAGCTACATCAAGTATTTCTTTTGTTTGCACTTTAGTTAGAGGAGTTACATGAGGTAAGTCTTCACCTGCATAGATATATAATCCTAAACCATGTAGAGCAATAGCTTTAGCTAAACACCTCTGTATAGATGTATTTATCTGAAAAGCATTAGGCTCTTTTATAGATTGATTTCTATTGTCTAATACAGGATGAGTTTGTGTTCTTGTAATGTTATTAACTGATACTGCTACTTTTACAAAATACCCAGTATCTGTTTTCATGTATGGTTGTGAATCACCTTTCTCATTTTTATATTCAAATGTATGCCATGTAGCATCTGGTGAAACTTTAAGCAATTCACGAACTGCCCAAGCCCAACTAAGGTATGTAAAATTACCTTTTTTCTCAGTAAACTCGTTGACATTTATTTTATTGAATATTTCAAAAGTGTTAATGTTAGTTTCTTCTGGCATATTGCCTCCTTATTTAGTTTTCATTCATCCAAGTATAGTACCATAAATCACCTGTATCTTCATCATCGAATTCTTGTTCATTTATTGGATATATATTATTTACATCTTTTATACAATCAATGGGTTTCCAGTAAGCATATCGTATACCTGTTTCTCTAAACTCTAGTTCATTGGTATTATATCCTTTACTTTCCATTAATTTTGCTATCTTATTTCTTTTCAATTCATCAACAGGGCAAGTTTTATGAAATTTATATCCCCATTCAGAATTTATATTATTTGGTACGCCTGCCATTTTATACTCCTTGACATTCTATTTTATGAAATGGACAATATCTACATTCCCATTTATATACTGGTGTATTATAACTGCCTATTTCAGGTTTTCCTTGTTCTTCAAGTGTTTCATTAAGTTCAACCCAATAGTAAAATGCATTCTTAATCCATTCACTGCTAATGATTTGTGTTTTCATCATACTATCATCTTTTTTGTACCATATTAGTCCAAGCTCAACATTATCAGAATCTTCTTCTCTTTCTAAGTGTTTAAGCATTCCTAATGCATATGTACCTAATTGTAATTGATAATTAGTAGATGGATTAGGGTCTACATTTCTACCGAATAGTTTTTTCCATTTAAATGAATGAGCAGTTTTAATATCGTATACATATAGTTTACCTTCATTATCTACTGCTAAGTCTAAATGTCCCACAACTTTTAAATCTGGTAGCTTAATTCTATATTCAGAATACACACTTACTTGTTCATCATTTGATTTATTGTATTCTATTATTGCTTCTTCTAAATCCTTGTGTACTAAAGTTCCTAATCTCATAAGTCTCATTGGTCTTTGTTCTGGTTGTATTTCTTCGTAATCATTTATCTTATACCATTGTTTTCTAAAACATGAACCTGCAGTAGAAGCACTAAACCAGCCTTTAAATTCTTTGTATTTTTCCTTGTGTTCTTTACCTTTATTGAGTAAAAACTCGTGGTAAATATTTTGTATATTTATCATATTATTTAATCTCCATTATGCTCTAAATTTACATATTGTTGTATTTACATAAAAGCTTAATGAGGGATACTGCATAATTGCAACAAAGGATTATCCAATAAACCTACAATTATACACGGGTTGTACCCCTCATCTGTGCATCTCACCTTGAACGCGGAGTCCAGTGTGTTATCAAGGGTATTACTTCTGCTCAAGTTTATATGAAGCAAAAGTTTTACCTTTTCTAGTTATTTTTTTAGTTTTTATTTTATGACCATCTGCTCTTAAATTAAATATAACAGCAGCTAATCTAAAACAACCGTATTGTTCTAAAGCATCAAGTGGTGTAATTTCTACCCCCCTTTTTAGATGTTCAAGAATATTTGTCTGTTGACTAGTATATCTACCTGCATTTAACATATTTCAAATCCTCCAGATTCTTCACAAAACTTTCCAAAATCAACTACGTTCTCTAAATGAAAAGGATAACTACCATTCCAATCTTTCTTTGAATATATTCTACTCCATTTATCCTTATATTTTTTAGGATAATTAGCTGGTACAATATCTTTATCATTTAATTGGTCTGTTACATAGTTTTGATATTCTTCTAATTCTTCCTGAATAATTTTATTATGCTTACGAGCTAATTCATATATTTCAGTTTTAATTAATGAATATTTAACAAGAGTACCATCTCTTCTTAGTCTTCTTATTCTAGCAGCTATCTTTTAGCTTTCGTCTTACATATTTTCATTCCATCATTAAAGTCACCTGCTCTCATATCTTTTTCAGATAAGAAATCAGAACAAAATTCACAAACGAACTGCCATAAAGGTCTCCATCCCCATACATTAGCACGGAAGTAGTTACCTGGAACTGCCAATTCAAATGCATCTATTTCATTAAAATATTCTTCAGTTTCCTTTTCAGTATGGTCTTTAGACCAGTCATAATAAGGTTTTTGAATATTGTCAGGGTTCTTCGGATGTATTCCATATAAATCAAATCCCATTATTTACCTCTCTTTCTATCTATTTGTTGTTGTATTATTGTATCTACTTGCATTTCTAAATAATCACAATAATCTTTTTTTAAACATTCTACTACCTCATCAGCTTTCATACCATCATCTCCAATCACTAAGGTAATAGTCTCTCTTATTTGGTTTAAATCAAATTTTAACATAATGTCTCCTTTAAAAAGACGGGGTAGGAAAGGATTCTACCCCATCTCGGTTGCGTGTGTTATAAGAAACGTACTTTCTTACCTCTTGATTGATAATTATATATATCTTCAAGAAGTGCCATATACGTTTCGGTATCTGGACAACGAACTAATTTTGTACTCTGAAACTCAACCTTCTGCATCATTGTATCATGACTATAATCATCTACTGATTCTATAATCTTTAACAATGCATTAATAAATCCTCGTTGCTTATACCATTTAAACCAATGAGAGAACTCATTAATTTGTTCAATGATTGCATTAACTTCATTAACTGTCCTTAAGAACTCTAGTCCTCCAGTTTTAAATGCTACCATAGAACCTTTAGTGTTACCCATAAATAACATTATCAATGAGTTATGACTCCATCCACTTCTCCTCTTAATGCCACAATAAATCTTATAATTCTTATGACCTAAGTTTGCAAAGTGTTTAGCATAGTCATCATAGTTCCATCTGTCTTGTGATTGAAACTGAGCCACATTCCACGGTTTTAATCTTTCATCTTCATCAACTACATAATAGATATATTCACCAAGCTCTTTACAAGCTGTGAATCTGTACTGACCATCATATACAGGATGTCTACCATCTGGATGTTTTTCATCTTTCCACTGTGGATTAAGTGGAAGTACAATAACTGGAGCTACATCAGTTAAATTACCAATAGCTTTGATACTACTTACTATTTCAGCTAAGTGGTTAGGTTTAATATTTCTATTCCAGTCTTCAAGATTAAATAAATCATAATCTTTTGTTTTTCGAATTCTAGGCATATCGCCTCCTTTTATTCTTTTTTTGTTAAGAGCAGCTATCTCTCATAATTATCTTAGTCCAATATATTCCATAACTCTGTAAACTTTTGATTGTCTACAGTAGTTTAGCCACGCATTTAATACAATATCAGCTTTAATCTTTTGTTCACCAATATTATTTTCTCTGTAAACAGAGCCTTTCATGTTATTTTTTCCTATCATTGTCTTTATACTCCCATGTTGTCTTATCAAATACAAGTCTTGCAGTATTTTTTGAGCCATTAACTGCTTGAAGATATACCATAGTATACTCACACAGGTCATTAGCATCAAGAAATGATTTAGGAAGTGTTAATCTGCCTCTTTCATCTATTCTAATCCTTGCTATATACATACTCATTTCTTACTCCTTTTGTTCTTGTATGGATTATATTTGCTTCTTACAAGTAAAAACTTTAGTCCAAGCCTTACTTTATTGAGTAAAGACTTTGCTCTTATGTCTCTAACCTCATCTAAGTCCTTTTCTATTGTATGATACAACTTATGTAGCTGTTTCATAATTACTGTAGGAACTTTAACAGTTTTAATTTTACCTTTCATTGTCTTTTCCCCATTTATTATGATACTCATCATAGTTTTTTAATATATCTATCCATTGTAGTTTATTTAATGATGTTAATTCTCTTGCTCTTTGGTCTAACATATTAAATGCACCACTTCTACGAACAGCATCAAATTCTCTAAATTCGTTTTTTCCTACCATTGTTTCTCCTTCTATTCTTTTAACATATAATGATTAAATACTGCAAATGCAACTAAGCACACGCCTATAATAATCAATGATTCTACCATGTTGGTTTCCTTTCTTTTAAAATATTAAAGAGTGGTGTGACGGGATTTGAGATTACCCGCAAATGATATTTCAGCTTGGGAGTCAAGTAAACACTCCTCACGATATAAACTATCGCCTTATTCACATAAGACTACTCATCCGATGCCTGTTTAGCAGTTGTCGTCTGCGTACATCAGTACTATAGGGACATGGCAATGCCTATCCCACAAGTTTGTTACCTAGCTGCTGAAAGCTATAGGCAACTTAATACCGAATACAATCTCTAGGTTTTATGCCTTCAATTTATATTTAATACCATTACAACCTTTCGCCCATTTAAAGGCTTCTCCACATGACTCGTTGAATCATCCTGGTCATCGATATGATGAGAAAGGTCTGTCTGCAAGCTTGTATTAGCACAATCCACAGACTTCACATTTATGGTAAAGATAACCAAATAATAGCTAGTTATTTAATTATCACCCCACTCTTATAAAACATTTGGTAGACTTAACGTATCTACCGTGATTCGATGGTTAATCACCTACGCCCACTCTAATTCTGTTATATCCCCGTCGGGCAGAAATAAAGCTTGTTCGGGACTCTTCACGCTCACTTATCCTCAACCAAAGTATAAGTTCTCGCCATTTTTCCGGACTGCTCTAGCATCGCTCATGCCACCAGCTGTGCAAGCAGATACACAACTTGTTTCTTTTATAAGCAGAATTATGTATGACTACTGGATTATACATCAATGTTTTACCATGAATACCAATAGAATTTCATAAACCACTTAATCATCCAATTCATTATTCACTCCTAATTTGAGAGTTTAACCTATACTACTCTCAAAGGTTTTAAAATTAATAGTCCAGTTCGATTATCCGTACATCACCATTAGAAGCATTGTGCCTCTTTTGGAATCTAGCTATCTGCTTCATAACCTCATCATAAGGACAGGTTATTTGTACCATTCGCTCATCTTTCATCGTCAGTCTAGTACCAATTCCACCAATTGAATCCCACTTTTTAATGTAGAGTACATTAGCAAGATTAATGGTGTAACTGTGTGATTTAAGAAATACATTTGTCATGATTTCCTCCTTTTCAAGTTTATGCCCAAGTTATATATGAATTAATACTTATTAGTAGAGTTAACTGTATCTAAGTGTTTAAGACATCTTTACAACAATGTACTCCAAATAATACCAAAAGAAGGACAGAACAGGCATAAGCCTGCTCCATCCAATTGCCTCATGATGGCACTCTAGAGATGCTCCACATCTGTGTGGGTTTTCCTCTTCGTACCAAGATGCACAATTACTTCTTATCCTCTTCC